CCAGGAACAACTGTTGTTCCGCTCACAGATGCCGATGGTGCACCAGCAACACCGACAGAGTATGACACTAAAGGAGTGCTGTAAGGTCTGAAGTCAAAGCAGTTAACTAGGTTATAGACTATTCCGTTTTTACCTACGAAGTCTTTAACTAGATTCTTACTTGCAAGTGTACTATAACTATCTACTGTTATGTATCCACTGCCTAGAGTAGAAGTTCTTTTCAGTACCTTCACTTTAATTCTGAGTGCGTTGTTGGATATAGTCTCACCTAACTTAGGAGTAAGGTATGAGATGCCGTAGAAGTTATCTTTTTGGTTGTTAACGAGTCTGAACTTACCTGTTACGTTAGCGCCTGCTCCGTCTTGATCGATGACTTCGAGAAGTTGGATAGCATTAGGAAGACCTATAGTTGCGATGCCCGCATTAAAGGTCGACTTGACGTAAACGTCTAGTTCTTGTAATCCATCTTCGTCTGTTCCGCTTACGATTGCATCGTAATATAAGAACTGTGCAGTACCAGAACTTAGTGTTACGTTGACATCATTACCAACTACTGTGCTTGTAGCGGTGATCATATTATTAGACGCATCAACTGCAAAGATACTGCTGTTGCCTAGGGGCTGTTCTGTAGCTGTAGCTGATAGCGTGATTGTAGCATCTTCGCTGGCATCAATAGCAAGTCGCATTCTCTTAGTATACTTAACATCTGTCATGCTACTCATGCTAGTCTTACCAGCATCGAATATCTTACCGCCACTGTTAGTGCCGTAGAGTGCGCCACTGTTAGTCAGTGGAGTATTCTCGATCTTAGCTACCGCTGTGTTCTCTTGTCCAGTAGTCTTCGTGACAGCATAAACATATACTTTGCCAGGAGTAATATTAGATATTGAACATGATCCGATAATTGCGTTCGAACTGTTCTTTAGATTATATCTGCTTCCGTTTAAGTCAAAGTGGTCTATTACTTGACCTGCCGCTGGATTGAATGTGTAATATTGTCCGTAAGATACACCAGTGAACTGATTAGTCTTTGACTGAGTAAGAGTGGTTGGAGCAATCAATAGTTTTCTACTAGCGATGTTCTGTACTTCAGTACCAAAGACGTATGCTTTACCAGGAGAAACTACAGCATAAGCGTCAGATCCCGATTGCTCTAGTGTTACGTTCATTCCTTTTGTGACATAGTTTCCAGATTCATCATAAGTTCTACGTGCCATCTCAGAAGAGATAGAATTGAATTCTGTCTTATCACGAATACGAACAGCGTTGCCATCAACGTAACGAATGAGTGCGAAGAACTCTGTTGGCTCACTCGCTGTGTTATATGATACTAGTGTTGGTACTAGCTTAAGTCTGTCTGCGCCAGGAGCATTCTCGTTATTAAATCCTGCGGCGTTATCAAGTAGAGTCGAATCTATGCCTGATGTGATGATGTTTTCGTTAATTGTGAAACCAGCGGACACATTGCCAGGAGTATTAGAGTACTTCGATACGACAACGAACTGAGAGTTAACAAATATGAAGTGACCCTTCTGATAAAGCACACCTTCTTCACATGTTAGACCGAATGATCTGCCAGCATGGGCGGCGACAGTAGCAACGGTAACAGTGGTGATAGTGGTGCCAACAGAGCCATAAAGTGTAGCGGCATTTGCGTCGGCAACTTTAAAGACTTTAATATCTAATAGTTCGCCCTGTTGAAACTCTTTAACGTCTGTAGTACTAGTGGTTGTATCGTAACCAATGTAGTTCATATATAACGTTTTGAGATCAGGATTCTGAGTCTGGAAACCATTCTCACCTTTAATGATCTCAGCGACTAGACCAGATGCTCGACCTGTTACAGTGTAAGTTACCTGATCTGTTTCGCCATAGAGCGTTGGGTCAGTAAAGTTTGATTGATCGTTTAGCTTCACATAGAAAATATCTGGACGAGCAGTAACGTTGATACCGCTAATGACAGTACCTTCCTTATAGATATTTGAGCCAAAGCGTTCAACCTGCTTCTGGAGAATAGTTTGTAGTTGTGTTAATTCACGTGCTTGGACTGCCTTAGCTGGCTTAAACAGAATACGGTTAAACTGTTTTGCTTCGCTAAAATCATCATAGTACGGATCAACGTTTAAGTCTGTGTTAATGCCCATGTATTATACTCTTTTCCTTAAAAGTCGAAGATAAACTTTATTTTTTCTTTACGATCTGCTTGTCGTTGTATAGGATCAAAATCAACAAAGTGTAGAATGTCTCCACTGTACGCTTTATAGTTACCATATACAACATTACTATTATTTATATCAATGCCAGCCGTAACGGCGTTGGCTAAAGCAGGATCAGTTTTTATAAAAATCTTGCCAGTCTGAAAACTATTCTGGAAATCTCCAGTGTAGTCAACTAGATAGACTTTAGTATTTGTACTGCCGTCATAAACACTCTGATGTATTTTGCCCACGACTTGCTCTGTGCCCAAAGAATCGCCTAGAGATATCGTCTGTGTTATATATCTTCCCACACTTGCAACGCTTGTAAAATCACCTGTGAGCGTGACTACAGTTCTATTATCAAGCTGTGCTGGTTTAGTAGCATCATTGAATATAGGATTCTTTACTAATGCTACCTTCGTGTAGAAGTTGGCATTAGGAGTTAGAACATCTTCACCGCTGAAGTTTGTAACTACTCCAAGTCTACTCATAGACATCTCAGCGATAGCATTTGATCCATGACCACCAGTCGGTGATATGATGGGTCGTAATGATGTTGCAGTTAAGTTTTGTTCATTAGCAGATGCGGCAACTCCAGCGGGTAAAATAAGTTTTGCTGTTGCATACTTGTACTCACTACCTTTAGCAGTAAAAGCAACCTTAGTAAGTGTTCCGAACTGATCGATGATGCCGTAAGCAACACAGGGAGTACCTGAGGATGTACTTCGACTTACTCTAATCTTTGGCAGGAGTTTATATGTCTTACCGCCCTGCGTGAACGAAGTAACGGTCTCTGATGTCGAAATGACTATGTTGATGTATTGTCCTGTGGCACTAGGCTGAGCAGATGTGATAACATCAAACACCTTACCATCACTTCTCCAGAGATATAGATTCGCATAGGAGTTATCACTAGTGTCTAAGAATGATCCAGACTTAGGAGAAATCTTAACTACAATAGACTTCTTAGTGGTTAGGGCAGAATCTTGTGTGACTGTTTCACATGCAACTGTAGAGGCATCAGCCGTAGTAGTACCTGGTCCGAATACACATTTACTGAATAGTCCGCTAGGGGTATTAGTAATTACAATCTGTGACAGACCTTCTTTAGCACCTGATTGGACTAGAGTATCACCCAGAGCAGGATAAGGTAAAGGCAAACTATCTGTAGTTGCAAATACTTGTGCTTCTGCGCTCGTGACTGAGAACATATATTTCCATACGTAGCCATCACTTGATATGATTAACTCATATGTACTAGTATCGATTTCATTAAGACTTGGTGCAGATGTAGATGGTCCACTGTTATTATTATCTAGACACTTAAATACGTAGTAGTTGCCTTCATCGTTAACGACTGTGACGATCATGTTTAATAGTGACGCATCTTGAGTGTCATCGAAATCATCGTAGACTGTGCCTGATGCCCAGTTATTGATATTGAACATATAGCGAATTTCGTTAACGCCCACTTTGTTTCCAAAGATGACTCGCCTCTCGAACTCTCGCTTTTCGAATTGGGTGTTTGCTATATTATTAGGCTTATCGATACTAGAGCCCATGATATAGTAATCAGACTCAGGATTAAGATTCGCTAATTGTGTATTAACGATTCCCGTAATGTCAGATACATTGCTTGAAGATAGACTAAGTGAGTTGCTTGTGTCGTACACGCCAAGAGACGTTGCAAAGTTAGAACTCACTGTAGCATTGTTACTGACGAAGGAGCCAAATAACTCTTTCGTAGTCTCTACTTTAAAATTTTCAGTTATAATTTTTGCCATTGTTCTATCCGTTAAGTCCCTATCTGTGTTGTGACGTTGCCACTTGTAACAGTGTCAAGCGTTATGACTGTGCTTACAAGTCCTTGATTGTCCTCAGTGTTCAAGTTTTGTGTACCCTCTTCATTCGACAACTGAGTTTCTGTAATATCCCATACTTGGAATTCCACATCTAGTGTTGAAGATAGATTACTATCTGTATTTATGAGAGGGGAACTGAACAGTTTTGTACCAGCTACACCCACAACATTATCTATAAGAGGAGTATATTTCACTGGGTCTACAATGGATCCAATATCATACGAGTACTCTTGATAGTAATGATTGTCGTGTATCTTTCTATTAATTTCACTTAAGAACGAACTAGTAGTCTTCCACTTACCTTCGCTTAAGCCAGGTCCTAAAGTACGTAAATCTGCTTTAGCGACAGAGATTCCATCTGTGTCTATTAAGTCCACTAACTCTCTATCTTCGTATCTAAAGCCTGTGTTCAGTATGCTTACTGTGTCGATCTGACCAGTCTGATAACTAGCAATGCCTGATATAACAGCATTCGAACCCATGGCTTTAGATGTCATATCTTTTCTAACATTCGATATAGCGTATTGTACACCACGAATGTTTACAGTAGAGCTAGTGTCAAAGTTATGGAAACTCAATAGCTTGAAGTAGAAATCGTTGCCACTTCTCTTAAGAAACTTAGCACGAACAGTATATGGAATACCGTCTGCGATGGCGTATGTAGGATCTTCTACAGTGATAGCAGATGTCACAATCTCACCAACTTCTAATAAGAAGTCAACAGAAGCAAACGTGACGATAGGATTTCTCTTATCAAATTTAGCGATGTCGCTATAGCTTGCTTCAGTGAGTACGTCATTCTGATATGCATTACCTGCACTCGTAACAACGATATCATCTATAGAGCCTATAGTAACTGTAAGAGGAGTGAATGCGTCTTTGAATTTAGTATTCAATGTTTCGCTTGTAGGTCCACTCATGAAATAGTTAGTATCAGTAACGTCTATAACTGTACCATTACCACCAGCTGCCGCATTGATTGCAACAAACTCATCTGCTACAGCATACGTGACGCTTGAAGTACCAGCGGCAGTATTCCATTGTGCTTGAGTAGTAGTACCTAATGTCTCTATCTGATATGTACGAGGGTTACTCATAGCAGTTGCGTTAACTGTAACTTGTAGAGGAGTATCAGTGAAGTCTCCGATTATGTCTGTGATGATAGTTACTGTCTCACGATCGGTTGCTGATATAGTGTCAACAACAAAACTTGCTGAAGAGTTAAACAGTCCAACAGAAACTCCATTGACAGCAGTACTTCCTATAATGAAATCAGCTTGACCATTAGTAGGCAATACAGTGAAGTCATATCCTAAACCTTCAGCATATAGAGCAGGAAGTAATTTAGTATTGATCCATGCTGTTTGCCCTGAAGTGATAGTACCAGTACCAGTTCTGAATGTCTCAAATCTAGCAACGTCTAGTGCAGTAATATGATTGAGGGAAGCCGCCACGTAACCAGTATTAGTAATGTCACCTAATCTATATCCAGTAGCGATGTCTTCTCTATTGAATACAGCATTAATAGCGGGATCGGCAGAGGTATTAAACCCTGATAGTAAAGCGAGTTGATCTTTTACGTATTGAAGAAAAACTTCTTTAGTGCGATCTATTGTATTGATGTAAACGAGGGGGTGATCATATCCAACGACTCGCCCGCCACCTGTGATATTCGCTGGCGATGAATCGAATGCTACGCCATTAATAGGTGTTACTACAGAAGAGTTATTCTCTGCATAGATTGGATCGCCAACGTTAATAGTAGGCGTTAATGATTGTTGTAATACGATAACTTGATTCGATATGTTGATCTCTGTCTGTGGACCAGTATCAGCAGGTAGAATGTATCCATATCCAGTATCTTCTATATCGAATTCAATAAGACCCGTGCTGAGAGCAGATACAGATTGAACTTGTGCAGTACCAGTAACTCCTGTTCTAGCTGATTTAAGCTTTACTATGTCACCCACTACTTGACCAGGTTGTCTAGGAGCATTAGTAACTGTGACACTACTTACTGAACCCTGTACGAGTTTACCATAGTTAACAGTTGGGTCTACGCCACGTGTGACTAGAATACCATCGTCACTTGCAAATGTACCTGATACATTAGAGAGATATACAATAGGCACTAATGAGCCTGTGAAGTTTACAAAGACGATCTCATCTACGAAGCCGGAAGCGCCAGAAATGTCACCCCCTAGTTTGTCACCACGCTTGATAGGATAATCGATAACTGTGTGAATGCTCTGCATCTCTAGATAGGTTGCACCACCCCATACAGAATCAGAAGGTCTTAATACGTTGGTGCTGGGATAGAATATCTCGATCTCTGTATCATAGAACAATTGGAATAGCAAGCGAAGTGATTCTTCAGAACCCTTTCTCTTGTATAAGTCTTGAATATGTTTTACAATGAACTTAGTATCTACGATAGTATCTAGAGGTAGCTCATGAAGAAACTTTTTCTTGTAGAAGATAAGGAAGTTAGCTAGAGTAGAATCGATATCACGTAGTTTGAACAAGTCACGATCCATCTTGATATCGTTAAACTCGTAGTACATCTTCGTGAACTCAACGAGTAAAGCACCCTCTTCCCTATACAGAGATGGATACTGTTCTTCGATGAATGTCGAAATATTACTTGAAACGTCTAGCATGTTTTATTCCGTTAATTGTTTTACGTTGACAGTAATGTCTTGATTGCGTATAGAGATGATTCTGTCTTTAGGAGCTTTCACATCCTTATTGATCGTGTTAGCAGTGAACTTAATGGCATCACCTTCAAACGAATCAACAATAAGGTTTGACATCTTGATAGCACCTGTAGTATAATTGATTGTACCAATACTACGCTTAAAGACTCGTTCGCTTGTACCGTCTGCTGTAACAGCCATGATAGAACCCTTACCATCGTCTTGTAGTGTGATGAGTGATCCTTCAATAGTAAACTTAGTAGTCTTGATAGCCGGTGTAAACGATGAGAAGCCTGTGAGTTCATCAAATGCGTATGGAGTTACAAGTGCGCCCTCAAAAGAGAATGACTGATTCTGTACGATACTTAACGTAGGCTCGATCTCGATGATAGGCTGTGCAAAGATATCACTTGATACTATAGACGTATCTACACCATCTAGTGTAGCAGATAACCTAGACTGTCGCAATGTCTTATTAAAGTCATTTAGATTCGTTGTCTGGTATGACATGATCTTAGCAATAACTTCTGACTTAATCTGTGCCGCTGATTTAGATGTAGCGTTCGCATCGTAGACTACGTTAACAAGTGTATTGATAAACAAGAACTTAGCTGATACAAACACAGGCTCAATAGTCAATGGTGTCTTATCCTTTAAGTACTCTTTAAAGTCAGCGATCTCGAAGTCTGCCGCACCCTGTCCACCAGTAACATCAACAGAGATGATTACCTTACCAAACTGAGGAGGATCTACTTCATCACCACCATATACAGAGATAGCTTGAATGCTTGGAAACTTATTACGTAACAGTATCTCGTAGTCACTCTTTGTTACAGCACGATCTTGTACTTGTAATGCCTTAGGTGCAAACGAACGAATGCTCTCAATACTCTCATGGTAAAAGCCGCCAGTAGAGGGCGTGGTTACTGTAGGAGCAATGCTTGATGCACCCCCTAAATTCTGTGCTACAGTGAACGAGTTTACACCATTCGCTTCTTCACCATTACATATTCTGTAACGTGCAACGATAGTATCAGCACTAGTTGGTTGTGCACCAAACTTGTTCTCTCCAAATTGCAAGCTATATTTACCATCTGATTCTGCTTGCATATAGAATACTTTATCTGTAGACTTGACACCAAAGATATCAGCCTTCTGGACATACTCTACACCATTCACTGTAACATACAATGAGCGTGTGTCTATCCAGTCATTCGATAATACAGTATCACTAATAGGCAATGTCTCTGTGATAAGACGTCCTTGAAATGCTTGCATGCCTGCGATATTAAATGTATTCGTATTCGAAACACGTGTCGCTATGTTAGCTTTGTCTGTAAGGAATGTAAACGTTGTATTACCACACTTCCCTGTTAATGATGTATTAGAAGGTATCGTGAAGTAGTTCGAATCTTGTGTAGCAGTGATGTTCAACGTAACAGTAGCCATAGCTGATCTACGTGAACGAGGAAGATAGTTAAGTTCCTTTGCGTGTGACATAACACTATTACGATCTTGTGCAGAGTCAAGAAACATCTCGCTCATTGCCATGTTATAATAGTAGTTGTTATAGAAGGTATTGTATGATAGTAAGTCAAGCAATACATTCATGTTCGACCCTTCAAAGTCGTAGTCAGCAAAGATAGACTGATTCTTAAGGAATGTCTTAAGCTCTTCCTTTGTTGCGAAGAAGTCTAAATTAGTTACTGGTGATATGTTTGCCATTTATCTTACCCTGTCAATGCCTATTGAAATTGTTTGTGGTCCTTCATTATTTATGACGTTGAAAACAACGTTAACTGTGAGACTGTTAGAGTCTATATCACCTATTACTTCTACGTCTAGTAGATTACAACGTGGTTCGAATGCTGATAGTGCATCGCTTACAGTGTCCTTTAATAGAATGATAGTAGCTGGTGTAACGTTCTCAAATAATGTAGCTCGTATATCGCTGCCTAGTGTAGGCTGAAACAAACGTTCTCCACGATCAGTCAATATGACATTCTTGATAGCTTCTCTCACAGAGTTCTCATTGACTCTACGTGCGAGATCATTTCTACCTGGAATGAGTGCTAGATCCTTATGAAAGTCTGTATACAGAGTCTCTTGTCTAGTACGTGGTGTGATCTGTGCCATTTTTGTTTCCTATGTGTTCTTCTTATTTATGCAGTCTTAAGCCGTACGAAGCTTGTCACCATTATGGCGTGCCGCTAGTTGTCTAAAGCTAGAGTACTCGTCAGACTTAACTGGATATGATGAAGAAGAGCCCGCTATCCAACTTCTTCTAGCACCAGTATCTAAGTGTATGAACGTACTGTATACACCAATGCCAGTAAAGCCTGCTCTACTTGCTGCCACAATAAATTCTGATCTCTCTGCATAACTACCTCTCACGCTAATGTCAATAGCTTTACCTGTCATATGAACAGAGCTTTTCGCACCACCGACAGAAGCATTATACTGAGGCGATCTATAGCCTGATGTAATAACGTATTGCTTACCCGTCATCTCGCATACTCGTAGTAACTTAGCAAACACAACTGGATCGATCTTCTTATAGCCAGCACCCTTAAGGTAGCTACCTTCGTAGTCGTTCTGATTCTTTACAGATGATGAGTATGTGAACTTGCCTGGTATACCTGCTTCGCTGCCTACTGATGAGTTAACTTCTTCAATTTCCGCTTGACTCATCTCTCTAGGTGTGATATAATTACTCTGTTGACCATTAGCTATATCTGTTAATGTTGGCTGTGATTCATTCGTCTTAGCAATAACTTCTTTTTGCTTCTCATCTCGATCTTTCTTAGATACACGTATTGCACCATTCTCGACAGCTTTCTTTGTCTCAACGAGGCTCACAGTCTCTAGTACTTTCTTCTCTACCTCTACAGACGTTGCAAGTGCTTTAAGACCATCTACTGACTTGTTCAGCATGCCTTCAATCACTTCGCTCATCTGACAGAATCTAAACATCATTAGGGCAACGTTCTCTACAGTAAGTCTTTCGAACTGTGCAGATGTCTTAGCCATTAACGCTTCGATCTTCTTCTTAAACTCTTCTATGCTATCAACATCGAATAAGTCATTGATATCATTCTGTATTTCTTGAATCTTTTGATACACCATTTGACTGGCGCCTTGTATATTACTTAACCCTGCCACAGTAGCCGCTACTACTTGTTGTACACGCTTCTTAAGTTGCTCTATCACTTTGTCAACAATCTTGAGGATGGCGTCCTTTATCTTCTGTAGTACGACTGCTAGAGTCAACGACTTAGCGAGCTTAACTGGATCCTTCTCTAATAGGTTCTTGATGTCAGCCATTAACTCTGTCGCAGTATCGATGAGTACGAATAAACCCACTAGCTGAGAGAAGAAGTTATTGAATGAACCACAGATACCACCAGATATTGATGCACCAAAGTTCTTATTCATGTAGTAATCTAAGTCACCTAGATAAGAATCAAGAGGCACAGGCATAGTAGGGCGTACCACATAGTCAGCGATGTCTTTATTAAGGTTATCGATGTCATAGTTATTGCTATTGATGAAGTCAGCGATCTCTACGAATGTAATAGGACCTTGTTCGTATCTATCACTTAGTACTGGGTAATCGCTTAAATCTGATAAGTCAAGTATATTATTAGTTTTATTTGTTACGTCTACAAGCGTGGCTCTATTAAGTCCCACACCCCCATTCAGACCACTACCATCATTAATGCCACTACTGTTAGCGAGTTGTGTCATGTCTAGTATAGCATTCCAATCTCCACTGTCAAGTCTTAATAATGACTCATCGAATCTAGATGCTAATGGAGTAATGTTCTCGCAATGGGATGTCATAGTATCTTCCTAATTGACTTTTTAATCACTATAGTATTTAGTGCAATAAGTGGTTGACAACGGATGCTAGTCATGTTATAATGAAAGATTGAATTCATTCTGTAGACCCACCGTCTGTAGTATCATCAGTCATGCGACTTGTCATAGCGGCTGTTCTGCGTCTTGCTTTACTGCCACCAGTACTAGGTCCTGCACCCATTCTACTAGCAGGTATCTCTCCGGGGTTGACAACTCTAGCAATCTCTGTTATACTAGGAATGGCAGCTGGCGTTGGTATCTGAAGATTACGTAGAGTAGCTACTGCGACAACTGATGGTGCGGCTGTTACTGATGCGAGAGTCGCACTTAATGCGCTTGTCGCACCCATGCCTATGTTCACTAGAGATCCGTCCATAGTTAAGATAGCACCAGCTTTAAGGCTTGTGGCTACATTACTTGACATACTCAGTGCGCCAGTTGCTTTAAGGTTAGCTACACCAACTGCTTCTAAGTTAAGTGCACCACCTGCATGTAGATTAGCAATACCCACTGCTTGCATGTTGAGAGCACCACCAGCAAAGATGTCTATGATGCCCGTACTGGATAAAGTTGTCTTACCACTGTTAACGAGTGCTGTTAACGATTCTACTGATACAGAAGGAGCAGTAACGTGTACTAGAACACCTGAGTTGATCTCTACACCCTTATGTCCCAAATCAGGATAAGGTAATGTCTGTAGACTAACGGCTGGTGTGCCTAATGAAGTAATCTTTGTGTATGCAGTACTATAGAGATTCATCTTATAGCTATCAATGTGTACATCACCAAACAATGCTTGAGCATATATCCCACCCAATGTCAAGGGGTTTGAGCCTGCTTTCATCTTTATATTTGCATTAGCGGCTAGGTTAATGTCATCAGCAGTAGCAAAGAGTCCCACCTTACCACCAGATACGTTAACGGCTGTACCTGCATTAAGGTTCATTGTATTACGTGCAGTCACATTAAAGTTCTCACACTCTACATCTAAGTCACCACTAATCCATATCTTACCCGATCCATTCTCTACTTTAAGATCCCAATCACCTTCTTCTACGTTCGTATGGTGGCTATGCTTAGTTCTATTAAGAGTAAAGCCTTCACTGCTATTATAAGTATCGCCTTGTGACTTGACAAACACGGTACCTTGTGAATCAATTTGTACAGCAGAACCACTCTTATGAGAGACAAGGATATATGTTCCTTCTCCATCTTCGCTATCAGATAGGACTACAAAGTTATTATCGTTCTTACTCGTATAGACTCTGTTGTCAAGGTTTCTTTCAGGTGTCATAATAGATGGCTCAGACCATAAAGCTCCTAGAGCAGTCTCTATGTTATTCTTCTTAGAGGCTTGTTGTAACGTAGCTTGACCCACATCAGCATCTTCACCACCCATTGCTCTATGCAAAGGAGGCTTACCAAACTTATGTATAGATGCAGTAGGGATCATAGACACTTCATTAGGTGCGCCTGCTTCTGGTGGTAATTGCAAGTTGACACCTGGTATTCTTCCTAGTATCATAGGATGTTGTGCATCAGCTCCGTCCATAAAGAATCCAAACACCCATTCACCTATGTCAGGTATACTAGAAGATGCTCCGTATGACCCGTCTATCACAATAGCCCATGGCAGATCATCTGTACCTACTTCGTTCTTATCTGAATTGTGGATACCAAACGCTCGTACTTTAACACGACCATCATTAGAGGCATCTTCTCGATACTCTACTACTCCCACGAACCATAGTAAATTGCTAAAGCCTGCACTCATCTTATAATGCTCCTAATATGTTGTCAAGTATCTTGCTTGTATTGGACTCATCGAATGATCTGTCGAAGTCCTTTGTAAGTCCGCCTTTGGTCATCATCACACTCTGCAAATAGGTATCCTCGCTATGCACGTTGACTACATCTGTGATCATGTAATAGCCGTCTCGTTCTTTATCTGGCACTGGATTCGTTGCCACTTCATTACGGGTCACCATTATAAATATAACCATTCCTGGAACTAGCTTGATTCGACCACTTAAATTGCAATTAATTGAGTACTTGCTCATATGAGAATTAAATACTCTTCCATTATTAAGGACTTCAGCATAAAATGGATACGCTCTGTTGTCTCTCTCTATCTGACCAGGTGTATTAAAGTCTTTGATCACGTAGTCTTCTCTTATACTAGGCATATGACCATCTATATAAGCATTGCTATGATCTATCTTTAAGTTCTTTATAGGATTCTTGTCTATGTGATCTCTATAGTCATAGTTTATTCTATTCGTTGTTCTATTAAGAATGTCTATCTCTAGTATAGATCGTTTGTATGTTCCTGCCTTGACTTCTTCTATTGTATTAGAAGGACTGCCGTAGCTAAGTCCGCTTACTGTCTGTTGTGCTATCAACTGACCATCAGGTGAGCTATCATCCATTGATTTGTTTGTATAGAATATTAGATGATTGCTCTCTAGACCTTCTTTTGTTGCGTGTTGTTCCTTATACTTCTCATGTAGATACTCGGGTGTACAGAAGAAATAGCTGTCCTTTGTCTCAAAGAACTTATAATTGTTTGTAGAATTTTCACCGCCGTAGGCTCTTCTGGCGAGGAAGAACATGGCATCGTGAGGAGAGAGTGAAGGGATGATTAGCGTGTGATTACCTATGGTATCTTCTACTTCTATAGGCTTCTTGCTTACAGGTAGTGTGCTACTCGCAAAGAATTCATTGTATAAAGCTTTTACCATCTCACTGATAGTCTCATTACGGTATGCCTTGCTAATTTCTTTCGTGCTTGCGTGTACGTTCTCTACGCTCGTGAAGTCTAGCTTATACATTAACATGTTATCGCTTGTAACATCAGCGGGTTCTAGGTTTCTTACACCAAAGCAAAAGAATTCTTTTTGTGTTAATTCACCATAAAAGTCTCTGTACTTAATAGTAATGATCTCTTCACCAATAATAGGTAGCTTACGTATCACACCTTCTGCGTCTAATATATTACATGAGCCCATAACATTAGGACTAGACATGCTCTCGCTTAATTGCCATCCTGTCACGATCTGATTAAGTTCTATACCCGTACCTGGTGAGGCATCGTGAGTACGGATCTTAAAGCTGATTAGCTCATAGAAGCCTGCTTCAGTTGCCGTCGCTGTTTTATTGGCCATTTAAACTCTTCTCTAGCAATGATTCTATATCACCCATATAATTCTTATTAAATAATAGTATCTGTCTACGGGATTCATTTAAAGCGAACTCATAATCGTATATGCGTATTGGTCTAAATTCAGCAGTAGGATTAGCGACATACGTTGTGTGATTAATTTTAATATCAGGTACGTATCTACTCTCGTAATGCTTGATATTATTTGTAATAGATGTGTTCTGTGACCATATTAATACAGCATCACCTGTTGTGCCTGATTGTGTTGCATATTGTTTCTTGATATATGACTCTAGATTAGGCTGTGACTTAGGCCAATGTGTATATGGATCAATAACATCATTAGCTAATAGTACCAGCCATGCTAACTCAGCATCACCGTAGTAATAAAATGCTACGTCTTCTGGCTTCATACCTTCTTCTACTGTATAGGGAAGATATTGATA